AATTTACAAGCAGAACAAAGCAAAACTTTTGCAGCCATGTTGTATTCTCAAACAGGTGTAACTGAAGATGCATTGAACACCATAAATTTCAGAACCGGAGTTGGTCATGATTTATTTAGGATAGAACCTAAAGGCCTAGGAAAAGGAGAAATTTTGCTAGCTACCATAATCAATGGCTCCAGAATTAATGGAGGAGGCTCAACTTTTGATATGACTGTTGAAAACCGGCCATATGAAATTAAAGATTATACAGGTGGTAAAGGCAATGCAAAGTCAATTCGATTAGGAACTAAAGGCAGTGTAACTAGATTTAAGTTTTGGGATGAAATAGTAACCACATTGAAACGCATCGATCAATTACGTGGAACCATGGAAAACCCAAAATTTGATTTCCATAAATATTTTGATCAATCATTATTAGATTCAATTGCATACTTAGATGATCGAAGAGCATTTATTTTAGCCGGCAACTTGAACATGAAGGACAAACAAATGCTAATGCAGTTTTACCGGGAAGCAAATGCATTGAATTCTGACATACAAGGATATACCAATATCATATTGCGAGGACCGAATGCAACACCGGTGGAAATGTCAATTGAACCATTAAAGAAAAATCCAGATGGCTCATTGATTATCAAACCTATTGAAGACGGTAGCCAGGATATAACATATATCAATGCAGAGTTGAGACGTTTGAAATATGTAAGAACACCAGATGCATTAGATACAGACCTGCAGGAAGCAGTTGATTCTATCATCGGAACGGATTTGAATTTCATTGTTTTTAGAAAAGATCGCATACGAGTTACTGGTGATTTTAGATATGTAGTTATCGATGCCGGCAAGATCCGTATAATAGAAAAAGCCATTGGTGCAGAAAAAATTGATTTAAGTGATACTGAAATAACCGAGGAATATGAATTGTGAAAACCCAACTACTTTGCACATTTGCACACAGATCAGATTTAAACATAATTATTGATTACATACAAGGAAGCTACGAGATACCAGAACAACGCATATTTGTGTTTGCAAATGCTGATGCTTCAGACAATTTATATTGCACGTATAATGGAGTGTTAGACAAAACTTACCAATTGGATTGGTCGATGTATCAAAACTCTTTTATACTTACAGATGATGCTGGGTATCGCATAATTGACCTTGTATTTTACAAGAAATTTTCATGGCGTTGATATTTATTTATATAAAGAATTATTTAATTAACTACTTAACACGGAAATGGAATAAATGAATTATGAAACAATCTACAACCAATTAATCAATCGAGCTAGAAACAGAAAATTAGAAGGTTATAAAGAAAGACACCACATCATACCTCGATGTATGAATGGCACTAATGATAAATCTAATCTTGTTGATCTAACCGCACGAGAACACTTCATAGCACATAAACTTCTTTGTGAAATATATCCAGGTAATGTTAAACTACAGTATGCATTGTGGATGTTAATTCATGCATCTTCCGATAAAATGCAAAGAGATTTTAAATTATCGTCGCGAGAATATGAAGTATTACGAACAGTCATTGCAGAACAAATGAGCTCAAAGATGAAAGGTGTACCGAAATCGGATGAACATCGGCGTAAAAGTAGCGGATCTAAAAAAGGAAAACTTAAATCAGAAGAAACTAAAAAACGGATGAGTGAATCATTTAAAGGACGAGTATTTTCCGATGAAACCCGTAAAAAATTAAGTGAAGCAAATACCGGCAATACTCATTCAAAAGAAACGAAACGTAAAATTGGGGCAGCTTCAAAACTCCGGAGGCATTCAGAAGAAACAAAACAAAAAATACGATTAGCACGTTTACAAAAATTAGCAACAATTAAACTTGGATTTAATCAATGAATCAATTATATTATTATTAATTATTAACTTAACAAAAAGGATTATTTATGTTAAACTTAGACGCCATTAAGGCAAAACTTAACCAATTAAATCGTACGGACGATAAAAAACAAAATTTGTGGAAACCTGAAGCAGGAAAATCACGTATTAGAATCGTGCCATACATCCACCGCAAAGACAATCCGTTTTTAGAATTGTATTTTCATTATGACATCGGAAAGAAATCCATGTTGTCGCCAATTTCATTTGGTAATGCAGATCCAATCGTTGAGTTTGCAGACAAATTAAAGAAAACCGGAGATAAAGATGAGTGGCTAATGGGTCGTAAAATTGAACCGAAAATGAGAACTTATGTTCCAATCATCGTGCGTGGAAAAGAGTCTGAAGGAGTTAAATTTTGGGGATTTGGTAAAACAATTTACACAGAACTTCTTTCAATCATTTCAGATGCAGATTATGGTGATATTACGGACCTTATGAATGGTCGTGACATTGATGTAGAGTTTGTTCCGGCAGAAGGTGCAAATTATCCAAAAACATCAATTCGCGTTAAACCGAATACGCAACCTGCAACTGAGGACAAGGATATTGCACAAAAAATCATGAATCAACCTCAAATCACTGATTTATTTCCAGAACCAACTTATGAAGAACTAGAAGCAGCTCTTAAAGAATGGATGAATCCGGAATCAGCTGACTCAGATGTTGATGAAGATGAAGATGATGCACCAGTAGCAGCAGCACCAGCTAAAACTGCAAAGGCTGCAACTCCAAGTCCAGCAGCAAGTAAAGTTGAAGATGTATCTGCAGCATTCAATGATTTATTCAATTCATAGGAGTAAATCATGGCGAAAACTAAAAGCAAACTAGAAATCGAAGACAGTTTAGCAAACACCTTAGCAGAAAGCATCAACAAACAATTTAAAGGACAAGCTCTTAAAACAGCTTTCTTTTTAGATGGAGATGCAGATTCGCCGAGCAATGTTAAAGAATGGATTTCATCTGGATGTGATTCTTTGGATTTAGCAATATCAAATCGTCCCCATGGAGGATTTCCGGTAGGCCGAATCACTGAAATCACCGGATTGGAAGCATCTGGTAAATCTTTGTTAGCAGCACATACTTTAGCAGAAACGCAGAAGAAAGGTGGTTTAGCAGTTTACATTGATACTGAATCAGCAACAAGCAGTGAGTTTTTACAAGCAATTGGTGTTGATTTGAAAACCATGTTGTATGTTCCATTAGAGACAGTTGAAGAAATTTTTGAAACAATTGAAACTATAGTTGAACAAGTACGTAAATCAGACAAAGATCGTTTAGTTACAATTATTGTGGATTCAATCATGGGTGCTTCAACTAAAATTGAAATGTCTGCAGAATATGACAAAGATGGTTATGCAACTAGCAAATCAATTATTCTATCAAAAGCAATGCGTAAAGTTACCAATTGGATTGCCCGGGAACGAATTTGCCTGATATTTACCAATCAGCTCAGAACCAAAATGGGTGTATCATTTGGAGACCAATGGACAACGGCAGGTGGTAAGGCAATTCCATTTCATGCATCAGTTCGTCTTCGTTTAAAGAATACCGGAATGATCAAAGCCAAGATAAATGGAGTTGAACAAGTTGTTGGTAGCAAAACAGAAGTGCAAGTTGTTAAGAACAGAATGGGACCACCACACCGCAAGGTAAATTACGAAATCTACTATGATTCAGGAATTGATAATTATGGTGGTTGGTTAGAAACAATGAAGAAATTTGATCTAGTGAAACAAGCAGGTGCACATTATACATTGGAAGATGTTGATATCGCTACCGGGGAAACATATGGTGAAATCAAATTTCAATCAAAAAACTTTCTCGAAAAGGTGATTACAAAACCAGAAGTGAAAGAACGGTTATATCAAAGGATCTGCGATGCTTACATATTCAAATACCAAGCCGGAATTGATGGCGGAATTGATGATGTGATTATCACTGATGAAGTTTATGATGAAGAATGATAGATGAATAAGTATCAAAGATAATTTAAAGAGTTACAACAAGAAAAGAATTTAGGTCCGTCAAGTGTCAATGATCATCTCATGGTATTTGACGGCTTAAATGCTTTCATCAGAGCATTCGGTGCTACTCCAGCATATAACGAAGATGGTGATCACATAGG